CTAAAAGCGACCATTGGGTCTGGGCCAATCAGAGGCGTTTATTCGCTTGGCGATTATCTTTACGTAGCTTCCGGGTCTGAGTTTTTTAAGGTTGATTCAGATTTTGTTGCTGTAAAACTTGGCAACATTACCGGCGCGGATGCCGTATCAATGGCCGATAACGGCACGCAAATCTTTGTTGCTTGCAACCCAGACGGATACATCTATAACACGGCAACCAACGTGTTTGCGCAGATTACTGACCCGGATTACCCCGGCGCGGTGACGGTTGGCTATCTTGACGGATACTTTGTATTTAACGAGTCAAATAGCCAGCGCATTTGGGTTACGTCGCTTCTTGATGGGTTATCAATTGACCCGCTTGATTTTGCGTCTGCTGAAGGATCGCCGGATGGATTGGTGTCTCTCATCATTGACCATCGAGAGGCATGGCTGTTTGGAACCAACAGTGTTGAAGTTTGGTACAACAGCGGCGAAGCAGATTTTCCGTTGACGCGCATCCAAGGCGCATATAACGAAATCGGATGTATTGCGCCCTACTCTGTTGCCAAGATGGACAACAGCGTGTTTTGGCTTGGAGCGGACGCTCGCGGCCAAGGCATCGTATACCGCGCTAATGGCTACCAAGGCGTGCGCGTATCAACCCATGCGGTTGAGTTTGCCATTCAACAATACGGCAATTTGGCTGACGCGGTAGGGTATACCTATCAGCAAGACGGCCATACGTTTTATGTCTTGAACTTTACCGACGCTGACACGACGTGGGTGTATGACGCAGCCACCGGATCGTGGCATGAACGCGCAGCGTATCGAAATGGCGATTTTAAGCGCCACCGTGCCAATAACCATGCCCGGTTCAATGGCGACCCAACGCTTGGCGATTACGAAAACGGAAACATTTACCAGTTTAGTCTTGAGGTTTACGAAGACGCTGGCGTCACGCAAAAGTGGCTACGATCATGGCGTGCGTTGCCCACTGGCGCAAACAACTTAAATCGTACTGCCCAGCACATTTTGCAGATTGACTGCGAAACTGGCGTTGGGCTGGCGGGATTTGACTTTTTTGACAATCGAGAGCGCATCCTTGCAACGGAAACGCCAATTGCTTTAGCTACCGAAAGCGGCGACGAAATCGTTATTGAGTTGCCATTTGTTATTGGCGCAAACCCAAAGCTGATGCTGCGTTGGTCCGACGATGGCGGGCACACGTGGAATGCGCCGCGTGAGGCGTCTATGGGCCGAATTGGCCAGTATGGAACCCGCGCTATCTTCCGCCGCCTTGGCATGACCGTAAAACTGCGCGACCGTGTATATGAACTAAGCGGCACTGATCCCGTCAAGGTTGCCATCATGGGCGCAGAGCTGGTGCTGAGTCCGACGGGTTCGTAATGGCAAACATTACTAACATTCCCGCCCCACGCGTGCCGTTCATTGACGAGCGGACGGGGCTAATTAGCCGTGAATGGTTCCGTTACCTCAACAACATTTTTGTGCTAACGGGCAGCGGAACGACTCAAATTACGACGGCTGATCTTGAGTTGACCCCGGCGCTGGCAGCCACTGTTGAAGATATGGTGCCGGTACTAGAGTCTGAGATACAGGCGCTTAAACTGCTGCCCCGGTATCCCGAACCGAATGTGGTAAATTTTGGGTCGTTTTTTTCAACGCAGACGCAAGCGGCGACCGTTATCAATACGGGTTATGCCATTACTTACAACAACGCCGACACGGCGTATGGCGTCTACCGTGATCCGGCGGATAACAGCAAAATCAAAGTTGCGCGGCCTGCCATCTACAACGTGCAGTTTTCCATTCAGGTGGACAAGACTTCAGGCGGTAGCGGCAAGTTTTACATTTGGCCCGCTATCAACGGCACGGCGGTCGCCAATTCTGGGTCGTTGATTCAGATTCAGGGCAACAACTCCGAAATCTTCTCGGCTGCAAACTTTTTCTTGCCGCTATCCAACGGCGACTACTTTCAGTTATATTTTTCGGTGGACAGCCTTGACGTGCAGCTTCAAACGTTTGCCGCGGCTGCTCCCGTGCCGGCAATTCCATCCATTATATTGACCGTTATGCAGGTGTACGTATGACCGTTTATATCTCAGCGTTTGCCGGAACGGGCACGCAGTTTTTTGACGACAACGGCAACATTTTGTCAGGCGGCAAGATATACACGTATGACGCCGGAACAACTACGCCGCGTGCAACATATACCGATTCCACGGGCAGCACGGCGAACTCTAATCCGATCATCCTTGATTCGGCAGGGCGCTTGCCAGATCAGATTTGGCTAACTGGCGGCGTTACTTATCGTTTTGTCGTTACCGATTCTACTGACGTACAGCTTGGCGAAAGCGACAACGTGCCGGGCGTCAATGACTTCAGTATTGAAGGCGTCCAGTGGGCCGACATTAGTGGAACGCCGACGACGCTTTCTGGTTATGGTATTACGGATGCGTATACCAAAACGGCCTCCGACGCGAAGTTTGCGCCAATTGCTAGCCCGACGTTTACTGGTACGGTTCTCATCCCCGATAACGCACCGTCTAACACGAACCAAGTGGCGGGTTATCGAGACGCGCCGCAGGTCAGCAAAACGACCAACTACACGCTGATTGCATCGGACGCCGGTAAGTCGATTTTGATGAACGGCACCAGCATAACGCTAACGATCCCTGCCGATGCTTCAGTATCGTTTGCAGTCGGCACCGTCGTCATTATCGTCAACGTCAATACGACTAATTTATCAATCGCAATTACTTCTGACACGTTGACCCTTGCCAACAGCACTACCACCGGCACGCGCACTCTTGCCCGTAACGGCGTGGCGACGTGCATTAAAATCGGCGCGACTTCGTGGCTGATCAGCGGAGCAGGATTGACCTAATGGGCGGAGCGACTCTCGGCGCGTTTTTTAACGGCAGTTCCGGCGGGTCTGGTGCTGGCGTTTACGATCATTCAACGCCGGGTAGCGGGTCGGTAACAATTCCGGCTGCGGCGACAGGCGTAACAATTGAAGTTTGGGGTGCGGGCGGGGGCGGCGGTTATGGTTACTTAGGCTTTATCGCCCCCGGTGAGCCTGAAGTGTTCCCTGGCGGCGGCGGTGGCGGGGGCGGCTATTCCAAAACTATTTTGGTGCTTGGAGTCGGCGACCCCGGCAAAACAATCAATTACATTGTAGGATCAGGGGGCGCGGGCGGTACGGCGTTTGCACCGAACGGTGAGCCAGGCACGTTTTCTAACGTGTCAAGCGGCACGTATACGATTACGACCATGACGGCTAACCCCGGGAATGGCGGCGACTCAGGTCAGTTTGCTCAACAAGGTGCGGGTGGGTCAGCCTCCGGTGGAAATACTACCAACACGTCAGGTAACGGAGGCGCCTTCTTTACCCAAGCTGGTGCAGCAGGAATCGCCGGTGTAGGGTCTTTAACTGCAGGCGGTGGCGGTAACGGTGGCGAGCTTTTTGACGGCGATGCGGGGCTTGCAGGCCGCGTGCGTATGGTCTTTACATTCTAAGGTGATACATGGCAGTTAGCGTCAAAGTTCTGATTCCGGCAAAAATTGCCGAAAACAGTCAAACCTCGCAGTACACGGCGACCAACGTGTCGGCGATTATTGACAAGTTTACGGCGACCAACTTCGACACGACGGCCCGGACCATTTCGGTCAACCTCGTGACGCAGTTTGATAACGCCGGAAACCAGAACCTAATCATTAAAAGCAAGACCCTGCTGCCCTCGGAAACGTACACGTTCCCTGAGATTGTGGGCCATGTGCTGGCCCCGGGCGGGTCAATTTCTACGATTGCCTCGGCAGCCTCGGCTATCAATATCCGGGCTTCGGGTCGGGAGATTTCGTGACCGGATTAGTAGACAACCGAGAACTTGCCCTTCGAGTGGGTTATGACGCCACTGATTGGACAACGCCGATTGCCTACAAAGATTATGAAAAGGCGGTAGAGGGCTGGGACGTTAAGGCCATCATCCGTAATGACAAATGTGTTGGCGCAGCGTATTTTAACGGCGACGAACTGCACGTTTCGATCCTGCCGGAATGGCGGCGCAAATGGGCCACTCGCGGTCTACTTGCGACCCTTTTCGCAAAAGATCGTGTTACAACGCGGGTAACGCCGGGCCATGAGTACATGAACAGTATTTTGGAAAGACTCGGATTTAGAAACCAAGACGGATTATTTGTGAGAGGCCACTGACATGGGCATCGAAGCGGCAATTATTGGTAGTGCGGTCGTTGGCGGCGCGATGAGTTCGCGGGCTGCCAAAAAGGCTGCCTCTGCGCAACAGCAGGCTGCAACGCAGCAGCAGCAACTTGAGCGCGAGATGTTTCAACGGCAGATTGAGTTGCAGGAGCCGTTCCGTCAGATCGGCCTTCAAAACCTCAATCGCCTCGCTCAGTTATATGGCGAAGGCGGCCAGTTCGCTCGCGCACCGACTGCCGAAGAAATCCAGATGGACCCTGGCTATGCGTTTAGACTCGCAGAGGGCGAAAAAGCACTTTCTAGAATGCAAGCGGCCCGAGGTCAGTTGTTGGGCGGCGGGGCGATCCGCGCGGGCGTTCGCTACGGTCAGGAAATGGGTTCGCAGGAATTCCAAAACGCGTTTACCCGTGCGATGCAACAGCGTGCCATGACAACGAATGCCTTGCAGGGACTTGGCGTTTTAGGCCCAGAGTCAACGGGCGCGATGAGTGGCGCTGCGCAGCGATACGCGGCAGGCGCTGGACAAGCCATCGGCATGGGCGGAGCCGCCCGTGCGTCCGGCTATATCGGACAGTCTAACGCTCTTGCAAACGCACTTGGGCAGGCAGCGATGGGTTACGGCTTGTCGCGTGGCGGTTATTTTGACCGTCCTGCCGCGCCGCCGGTTGGCGTAGCGCCGCCTAGCGCAATGACGATGAACTACATGGGTCCGCGTTACGGCGGGTATGGGTGATTTATGCCGATCATTGGCGCTACTCAACTTGAGCCGGTCAATATCCTCGGCTCGTATATGCAGGGAATGGAACTCGGTCGTGTCAATCGTTTGGCGCGTGAGCAGGAAATGGCTGCGCGACAACAGGCCGAGGTCAATCGCCAAATCCAAAATGCTTTGGCTGGCGGCGTAGATATTGCGACCCCTGAAGGCCAGCGGGCATTAATGCAGTTTGGTCCGCAAGGCATGGAGATTGCCGAACGTGGCGCAAAGATCGGTGCTGAACGCGCTAAAAGAGAGCAAAGTTTGCTCGAAATGGACAATGTTAGAAAGGCGCAACAAAAAGCTCAGGTTGATGAAGTTTTGAAGTTGGTTACGGCCGCTAAAAATCCGCAGGCGTATGGCCAGATTTATGCGCAAGCTGTAGAGCGATATGGACAAGACGAACTAAATAAGTTGGGCTTGACGCCGCAATACGACGAAAGACTGCTTGGAACTTTAGAGAATTCTCTACTGACTGCGGATCAGCGCATCAGTGCATCACTTCGCGCTCGTGAAGCGCGTGCGTCTGAAGGACGACTTGCTGTTGATGAGATGCGTGCGCGTCTAGAGCAGCGCCGCGTAGAGTTAGAGGATCGTCGCGTTCAATTGGAAGAGCGTAAAGCGCAGCCTGGTTATCAGGAAGTTAAGATTGACCAAAAAACTCGCGGTGAGCGCGAAAAAGCGTTCCCGAAAGCGAGTGCTGCATTCCGCACGGCTAATAATGACATCGACGGCCTTATCACAAATCTGCGTCAGTTGCGCGAACATCCGGGTCTACCCGCAATCACGGGCGGTATCGAAGGTCGTTTGCCAAGCGTGAGCAAAGAGGCGACCGCAGCACAAGCGATTCTTGATCGCGTGTTGGCCAAAGGCCAGTTCCGTTCGTTGCAGGCGCTTCGTGACGCCAGCCCAACGGGCGGCGCGGTGGGTAACGTGTCCGATGCGGAAGGTAAAGCACTGCGCGACAGTTTTGGCGCGTTGTCGCAGACGCAGCAGGACGAAGACTTCCGCAACCAAATTGACGCAGTAATTGCCGATTTGGAATTCTCAAAGCGCAATCTTACGTCGGCATTTGATGACGAATATGCATACCGAGCGGTCGAACCTAAGTCGCGTGGTCGCCGTGGTGATCCGACACAGCGCCGAGGCTCGGATGCTGCGGCGATTCGTTCCGAGGCTGATGCAATTCTGGGGCTGTAAAGATGGCTACCGCCGATCAATACGCAGATTGGATTGTCCGCAACAAGGACAAGAAAGGCACTAAGGAATTTGAGACGGTTGCCGCTGCGTATCGCCTTGCAAAAGAGGAAGAGGCCGCTGTAGTTGCGCCGACCCCTGTTGCGGCAGCTCCTGCTCCTGTAACGGAGATTCCGACGCGCCGTCGTGGTCCGTCACTGGCTGACATTGGCGACCGGGCTACAGGTTTCCGTGCGCAAGTTGAGGCGACCGGCATGACCCCGGAAGAACGACAGGCTGCTGTTGCCGGGATGATCCCCTACGCCGTTGGCTTGGCTGCGGGTCCGGCAGCGGGCGCGGTTATTAGAGGCGCTGGAGTTGCTGCCCCTGCTATAGCTCGATTTACTGCCCCTCTTGCCGAAGCCGTTACGACTTCGGGCTTTCGTACAGGCGTGTCTGCTGCGGCCCCTGCTGCTCAACGGGTAGCCTTGCGTGCTGCGGGTGGCGCGATTCCCGGCGCAATTACGGGCGCGGTTGTATCGCCCGAAGAAGCCGAGACAGGCGCGGCTATTGGCGCTGGCATTTCAGTATTAGCCCCGCCCGTTGCCAAGATTGTGGCAAAAGGCGGCGGCGCAGTTGTTGATGCGCTGCAAGGCCGGACGGCAGACATCCGCGCCAACGAACTAATCCGCACGGCAGCAAACAACGAGATTAATGCGCTACGTCAAGCGATGCAGGCTGCGCCGGATCAACCAGCAAGCCGTGTTGCGGCGAACCTTGACTTGCCTGTCCTTCAGGCGTTGCTTGCACAGGCAGAGGCTAAAGACCCTCGTGGCGTGGTTAACGCATTCCGTGCGCGTGAGGCGCAAGACACGATTAACCAGTTGACCCGTATTGCTGGCGGCCCGACTTCCGAAGCAGCCCGTACCGCACGGGAAACGGCCAAAGAAACGCTTACGGACATCACTGGCCGTATGCGTGAAGAGGCACTTGGGAAGGCTCGTCGCACTGGTGAAGTCGTGCCGAAACTTCAGACGATTGCTGCCGATGCTCGAAAAGAGGCGACTGAGGCAGTGGATCGCGTGCGTCGGTTTACTGGCGCAATTGATAGTGCAGAAAATTGGGCAAAGACTTGGGTTGCCAGTGGCGGCGCTCGTGCAGCAGCCCCACGCCCACCGGGCCGATATACATTCCCTGGCGAACTTGCCGTGACGGCAGAGCGTCGTGCAGGCGAAGCGGCAGCCGAGTCGTTAGTTGCGGGCGGTCGCGCTCGTGCCGCAGAAAGCACCCTGCAAAGCATGGCGGATCGCGGCATCAAGCCGATTACAGGCGCTGACCTGACGCGACCGATTGATCGTATGTTGGCCAATCCGGACATTGCTACGAATCGGGAGGCTTCGGCTGCGCTAACCCGCGTCAATCAGATGGTCGGCGATTGGACGAATCAGTTTGGCGTAGTTACACCGGAAGCCCTCTACGCAATTCGCAAGAACGCTGTGGCCGGTGCGATCCGCGACCTAAACCCGAACATGGATGCCAAAGCGCAAGCGCGATTGGCAGCGAGTGTATTGACCCGCATCAAGCCGGTATTTGATGACGCCATCGAACAGGCGGGTGGCAAAGGATTCCGTGACTACTTGCAGTCGTTCGAGCGCGGTATGTCGGACATTCGCGGCATGGAACTCGCAGACAATATTCGCAAGCTCTACGCGAAGGGCACGCCTGCGTCAAAGCAGCAGATCATTGACCTCGTGCGTGGCGAAACGCCCGATGTGGTCGAAGATTTGTTTGGCTCTGGCCGCTACAAGATCAGCGAAGAGATGGCAAAAGATATGCCGTTCCTGCGCAAGATTGCTGACACGCTTGACCTTGACCTAAAGGCCGTTCAGCAGGCCGCTGCGGGCCGCGCTGCACTCACTGAGGCGCAAAAGAAAGGCAGTGCCCGTATCCGCTTTCCGTTCTTTACTCGCGCATCCACGGCTGTCAACGAAGTCGTTGCTGGCCTTGAGCAGCGCATGAAGGGCGAAACGATGGACGTGCTGATCCGCGCCGCACAGTCTGGCCGTGACTTTGATCGCCTGCTGCAACAAATTCCTGCCAAGGAACGCAGCGCGTTTTTGGCACAGTTTAAGAATGCTGAGAGCTGGAGCCGTTTTAGCCGCGAAGTGGCAAATGCGGCACGCACGTCGGCGATTACGCCGCCGCCGGAACGTCAGCCTCTTAACGCTTTAGCACAGTAGGAGACGACCATGGTTAAAGGCGCACTCAAATCAAAGATGATCTGGTGGAACGTGTTTCTCGCCGTTCTCGCTTCGCTTGAACTTGTGGCCTCCCACTTGACGACGCTGTTCGGCTCGCAAGTCGCTGCTGCTATTCTTCTAGTTGGATCGCTCGGCAACGTGGCGCTCCGTACCATTACAACGCAGGCACTTTCGGAGAAGTGACGTGGACTATCAGGTGGCTTTCAATCTTGCAGTGTTGCTAGCAGGAGCCTTGGGAGGCTGGATTCTGCGTTCGTTGACGACCAGCATGGAAAACTTGCAGCGCGATCACCGCGAAATGATGAATCAGTTTGTCCGCCGGGATGACTACAAAGCGGCCCTTGAGCGTATTGAGCATATGCTGATGCGCATCTGGGACCGACTGGACGATAAGGTAGACAAATGATCCCGTTCTGGGTGTGGCGCTATGCACCACACGCAATTGTTGCGGCGTTGTTGGGGCTAGTCGTAGCCTTTGGGATACATCGGGCGAAGGAGCAAGTCCGTGCTGAACTTGAGCCGAAGATTGAGAATCTGGAAGCGCAGCTTGAAGCGGAGCGTGCTGACCGAGCGCGTGCGGAGGCTGCTGCAAATGCGTACCGATCCGAGATTGATGCTCTTCGGAGTCGCCCTGTGCCTCGCGCTCCTGTCCGGCTGTGCGTCGAAACCCCAGCGCCCGTCGGGCCAGCCCCCGAAAGAGTTGATGGTTCCGCCCCCGCCCCCGCAGGCGGCAACGAACTTGCTCGAAGCGATTTTGCGCAAGGGCCAGACATCGGTCCCGACCTCTACGCCCTAGCACAAATGTGTGATGCGGAGTTTGCCAAGCTCCGCGCTTTGCAAAAGTGGATTCGTAATGACGTTCGATGAGGCATTTGCCGCGCTGCTGCTGCACGAGGGGGGATTCGTAGACCACCCCGCCGATCCAGGCGGGGCGACTCGTTTCGGCGTCACGCAGAACGTAGCCCGCTCTGAGGGCTACAAGGGCAATATGCGTGAATACCCTATGTCCGAAGCCAAGCGCGTCTACCGCAAGCGGTACTGGACGATGCTGCGCCTTGATGATCTGCCGCCGGGTATGCGGTTTGATTTATTTGATGCTGCCGTGAACTCGGGGACGACACAAGCCATACGCTGGGCACAAAGAATTGTCGGTGTGCCAGATGACGGAAAGGTCGGTCCTGTGACAATTCAGGCACTTAACTCAGTAAACGTAAACAAATTTCTTGCAAAGTATAACGGCACTCGTCTACATTTCCTTGCAAGCCTCCCCGGCTGGGCTAATTTTGGTCGGGGTTGGGCGAGGCGAATCGCAGATAACTTAATGCGATAGGGGGTCTAGATGCGCTCTGACGGAATCCCCAAGCAGTTCCAACTGCTGGGGCATACCATCCAAGTCAGGGTTGTCTCTCCGAGTCGATGGCGTCACGGCAAGGGCACCGTAGGGATAT